AATTTGTATGACGACAAAACAGAACCAATACTCGATATTGCTAAGGATCGTTATAAACTTGACCAGCACGACATAAGAATTGAACCTGGTTCTACATTACCCACAAGTAAGTGGGCAGAGCTGGGTGTCTACCTTGAAGCATATCAAATGGGTCTTGTTGATAGAATCGAAGTTCTAAAGAAGAACCCAGAGATATTTGATAAAGAAGGGATTTTAGCAAGAATGGACGAAAAGCAACAGTTAATGCAACAAATTCAAGGGCTTCAGGGTCAGGTAAAAGATTTGCAAGGGGACTTGCAAACTGCTACAAGGGAATCTGTAAGCGATAGAAAGCGGGTTGAAGTTGAAAAAACTAAAACGAAGCTTTCTGAAATCGTTTCAGACGCCAAAGCAGATAGAAGGGTTGAATCCAACAAAATGCAAAATAAGGTAAAGCTCGAAGCAGAGAGATTGAGGCGTGAAGCAGATCGTCTTGGTCAAGCTCTAAAAGCGTAGAGATATCTTAAGGAGTTTAAGCAAAAATGTCAAATGAATCTCAGTTAATAAAAAACACTGTCGTAGAACAGGATACATCATCAGGACAGGAACCATATCAGGAATCTGACGTCGAAATGGCGGAGGTTGCTGAAATGACACCAGAACAGGCAATGGACTGGGAAGGTGAAACAAGGAAGTTCCAATCAATGTACGATCGGTCTCAATCAGAGGTTGAACGTCTAAAAAAATTGGAACCAATTGGAGATCTTCTCGAAAACCGTCCAGATCTAGTTCAGGTGTTACAGGAAAAAATTGTAAATCCTAATGGTGGATCAGAGCCACAAGCTCAACTGGATGAAAACGACTTTAACCCTTGGGATGCGTATTATAAGCCTGAATCGCCGTCTTATAAACACCGAGTTAAGGTGGTGAAAGAAACCGTTGGGTCTGCTGTAAAAGGCATTCGCAATGAGTTTGCACAGCGAGAGGCTGAAGCGCAACAACGACAATTCCTAGACACTACTGTTAACGAGCTGAGGTCTAAGCACAAGATGGACGACAATCAAGTCGCTCATTTCTTAGAGTGGTCGGCACAGCCAAAAGAAGCAGTAGGACTGGGAAACCTTGTTAGGTTATGGAGGGATGTCAATTCGGCGCCAGTACAAGGTCAAACATCTATTGATGCTGTGAAGTCCGTGCAAAAGATGCCAGCTTCAGCGGGGGTATTGCAAGGACAACCAGCTACGGTCGTCAGTGATGATGACAAGATATTTGACAGAGTATTAAATGCGTCTAGAAGGGGCAGACTAGGATAACAACAAGGTTTTTTTCCAAATTAAGGAGGCATAATAATGGCTTACAAAGTCGGAACAAAGCTATCAAGCGATGTAACCGCAGCCACAACCAGTGCTGGTGTTGGGCAAGCGCCTGATCTAAGACGTTTATACGACTTCTCTGATCGAGTTGCAGAGCTCTCACCTGAAGAATCTCCATTTTTTGTTTACCTATCTAAGGTAGCAAAGGCACCAACAGATGATCCTGTTTTCCGTTTCTTAGAAAATCGTTCTAAGATTGACTGGACAAGCAGAAATTTCTATCTTGATGGTAACGTAAATGGTGGTTCAGCAGTTAGTGCTGGTACATCCTATTCTTTTACAGTAGATACTGGTTCAGCAAGCGTTGACTGGTTGACAAAGGGTATGGTCTTTTCAGTTAACACTGTTGATAGTACAGCAGGTTGGGCACAAACTCTCGTTAGAGTGAACAGTGCTGTTACTGATAATGGCTCAGACTCTTCATTTACTGGTCAGATCGTTGATGTATCAAATACTAATGTCAGTGGATATAATGTTCTTTCTGATAATGATCAGTGCCAAGTAATTGGAACTGCATTTGCAGAAGGAACAGGATCACCAGACGCATGGTCAAATGATATTGAAGATGACTTCGGTTATACTCAAATCTTTAAGACCGCAGCAGAAATGTCGAATACATCTATTGCTACTCGTTATCGTGGATACGCTAATGAGTGGGATAGGATTTGGGCTCTTAAACTTCGTGAACATAAAGTAGATATTGAGCGTGCAATGTTGTTTGGTCAGCGTGCACGGGTATCTAGCATTCAGTATACTGAAGGTATAGTTGGACACATTGTAAAAAATGCGAATCCAACAGCTGATGATTCAGCATTTTCGTATTCTTCTGGTGCGCCTTATTATCGTACATCGACAGCGGCAGAGCTCACTTACGACAGATTCTTAGGCGATCTTGAAGTGATCTTTGACCCAGCTCGTGGCGGCTCTTCTGAAAAGTTGGTCCTCGCAAGTTTACCTGTTGTTTCTCAGCTTAACAAAGTTGGGGACGGCGGTTTTCTTGATGTGTCTACAGCATCTACTCAAATTCAATTGAATACTCCTCTGGAGCAAAGAGATGGTGCTTTTGGTCATAAAGTAATGAATCTTGAAACTATTCATGGCGATCTTCACATTGTGAAGGAACCACTATTTCGTGGTATTGCTAGTGGTTTTATGTGCGTTATTGATATGGGCAAAGTTTCTTACCGTCCACTCGTTGGAAACGGTGTGAATCGTGACACGCAGATTGAAACCAATGTTCAGAATGCTGATGAAGACCTTCGTAAGGATATGATCCTTACTGAAGCTGGTCTTGAGGTATCTTTACCTGAATCTCATGCTCTCTATAACCTAGAAGGTAATTAGAGGTAAATCATGAGATCGGCATATCTTGAACCGAACAGTGGAGCTGGTGGATATCAAGCGCCTTGTCAGAAAATCAAAGCAGCTATTACGTTGACAGCTGATACAGATAGTGGCAAAACATACTTATTAGACTCAGCAGGTGGTGCGTACACAATAACACTTCCAACAGCTACAACAGCTATGGATGGTACGAACTACAAGTTTTGGGTTGAGGAGCATACGCCAACAGCAGCAATCACAATTGCAGCTGGAAGTGCTATCGTTTTCGGTAAGATTAACGAAACTGAAGTTGATACTGGTGATGACAGTCCAGGCTCCAGTGCGGCAACAGGTGTATCCAATGTAATCATTGGAACATCAGCACATAAGGGTGATTTCATAGAAATGACCTTTAGTGGTGGCGCATACTGGATGTTTGGCTCATCAGCAGCTGACGGTGCAGTAACTACATCATAGTCCGAAAGGACACACCTTTGGATAGGTGGAGGGTGGTCGTATAAAGGGCCACCCTCAATATCCTAAAGTTTTTAAAAGGTTAAAACGGAGATAAAATGGCAGCTTATAATACGCTAACAAAAATTATAGTTGGGACGGTCCCCTCTGGAACAGAGGACAGTAGCTCTACAGGAACTCTATCAGAAAAGATTAATACTTTCTGGCAAACATTAGATAGTTCGAGTGGTGCAGTTCAGAGTATGACCGCCGTAACAATAGCCCCTCACACAGTCGCAGTAATTATAGTTTACTTAGGGTAGGTTTAATTAATGCCTAGTATAAAAGGTATTAGTATGTCTGGCTTAAATAATCGACAACAGTCGGCTATGGAACGACACGCTAAACACCATACAGCGAAGCATCTTAAGTCTATGGTGGTGTCTATGAAAAAAGGTCAAACCTTTACACAGTCACATAAGACTGCTATGAAAAAAGTGGGTAAATAATGGCTACATTTGAAGCGCAAGTAGAAGGATTAACAAGTCTATCTATTGATGGGAGTAGTGCACCCACTCAAACTGAATTAACTCAGTATTTGACTGACGGTGCAAAGGAAATTCTAAACATCCTTCCAGTAGAAAAAAAGATGACATATTCTACGTCTAATGCCTTAGATAACAGCACTACATATTTAACTCTTGGAGGCTCTGAAATTTTAGGGGTTATGCGAGATGACGGAACTATAAATCAACCCTGTCGAAGAATTCCATCAACGCTGAGTGGAAGAGCTCAGGATAGTGCTGAAATGATATTTGGAACCACTTCAGATCCTGTTTGGTGGGTTGTTAATAACATACTAAGTATATACCCTGAACCTGGAAGCTCGGGAGCCACAGTCCAAACATTGGCGTATCCTGCGGTGGCTTACGGTGATAGCGCCATAACAAAATTTCCAGACGAGGCAGAGTATTTAGTTCCGATATATGCAGCTATAAAATCATTGCAAAATGTTATGGGGAATTTTTTATCGAATGATAATATAGACCATGCGAGCACGGGAGCCTTAGCATTAATAAACACAGCATTGGATAGAATAGCGAGCTATAACTGGGGAGATAGCGACACTTTTACGTCTGGAAATGCTCAATTAACCAGAGTTAAAAATGCGTTAGACCAAGCATCGGATATCATAAACGGAAATTCACCATCTGCAACAACGGATGCTTTTGGAGCACAAAGCAATGAGGATGTGGAGCTTACCAGTTCGGCGCTATCGATCGCAAGTACAGAATTGAACAGAGCACAGCAACACTTGGCGGAATGGTCAGCTATTTCAGGTGTGGCCTCATCTGAAGCGCAGGGGTTTATTGCGGAAGCTCAGGCGAGGATTGCCAGAGATAACCAAAAATATCAATGGTATCAAGGTCAGCAGGTAAAACTACAGGCTGATTATGATAAAGGCTTACAGGTGATAATGGCGGTATAGAATGGCATTTACAACAACAACACTCACAGCAACAACAACATTCACGGAAGTGGAACTGACATCAAGTACGTCGTTTACGGGCGTTTCATTAACAGCTTCAACTGATTTTGATATTGTAGGATCGCTTTGGGAGGATGCAGCTGAATTATTTGTCGGAAGCTGGGACATGGAAACAATGTTTAACTGGGAAGATTTGGATTGATATGGCAGTAAGAAGATTGACAGTAAAAAATATTATAAGCAGAGTGAGGCAGACATTTCCTGAAGCACCCGAAGCTTATTTGTACAATTTAATAAATGACGCTTTACTAGAGGCGGGTCTTTATAGAACGAAAGTAGAGTACGCAAAGGCGACAACAGTTGCAGACCAAATGTGGTATGATTTATCAGATACGGGATCTTCTGTTGATATTAACAAGGTATTCAGGGTTGACTTTATGGATTCTGCTGGGGATTATATTAAAATTCCAAGAATGCTAGACAACGAAATACTTAAAATGGATGTAACGTAATGGCAAGCAATCATAAACACCCAGAAAATAATGTTGCTTGGTTTATCGTAGGGGATAAACTTGCTGTAATCACAACAAAGGGCACGGACTCTACAAGCGTGCATTCAAAATCTGGCGACTGGAAAGCGATTGACGAAGCGGTAACAAACGGAGTTCTGATACATTATTACGCAGAACCGAATACCGTGTCTGCTTTAACTGACTATCCTGACATTGATAATGCGATGCACTCTAATCTTGTTGATTATGTAAAATCAAAACTTTATATAGATAAGGCTGGAAGCGCCCCAGACCCTAATGTATCAGCTACGGCAATGAATCTTTCTATGGTACACGAAAAACAGTGGAGAGATTCTCTGGTTAAATTTGGAACAAGACGCCGTGATAAGATAGGCGGACAAAGGGCAGTAAGGTCCTTTGATTTAAGATAATATGGCTACATTAACTGGAAAAACAATAGCAAGCACCTATAAGGACTTGCTTCAGGTCTCCAACTCAAACAGTGGAGTAGATTCTACATTAAGGGTTATATCTGACGGTGAGGCCACTGACACTGTATTATATTTAAGTAGTGCCGCTGCTCAGATAGGAACAAGCTCTAAACTGTATTTTAGAGATACTGGTTTATACATAGCTTCTAATGCTGACGGAGATTTAGATATTGTATCGGATGGAACCGCTATAGACTCGATTAATATAGAATCTGCTGGTGGTATTACATTGGATGCTGGTACAGCTGGTAACGGAGTTGCTTATGAAGATGATGGTGATGAGATGCTCCGCATTTATAATTCGTCCAGTGATGTTATTCTCCAAGTAAAGAATGATTCAAAAGATTTAATAATACAACAGTATGATGGATATGAGGTTGTAAGGTTCTCAGATACTCGTGGTAGAATGTATTTCTATGATGAGGGTGGTGAATATATTCAGTCAGACGGAACAGATCTGACCCTTGCAAGTGGGGCGGATATAAGCCTTACAGCCACAAGCGACGTTAATATTCCTGCTAACGTAGGGTTAACATTTGGTCACGCATCAAATCAAAAGATTGAAGGAGATGGAACAGACCTAGCTATAGACGCCACTGGAAATATCAATGTCACCTCTACTGTTAATGAAGCTGCATCGATATATCTTCGTGCAAATGCGGGTACATCAGAAACTGTAAAAATTCATTCAGACCAGGGGACTTCGGTTACAGAAGGGGCTGAATCTGTTACAATACTGTCAGATGCTGGCGGTGTTGGGATTCGCTCAACTGCCAATTTAGCCAATGCTGTAAATATAACAGCTGACGGTGGAACTACATCTACTATACAAATATTCAACGATCAGGGAACTAGCGTAACAGAGGGTGCGTCTTCTGTTCAGGTTCTCTCCGACGCTGGGGGAGTTGAATTAAAATCCACCGCAAACTTAGCAAAGTCAATAAAGCTTATTGCAGATGGTGGTACCAGCGAAACAATTTACATTCAATCAGATCAGGGCACAGGCGCAGCCTCAATAGAGCTTATATCAGACGCTGGAGGCGTGACTATATCTGCTGGGAATACAAGTCACGGAGTTAAGGTTGGTACTGTTAGTGGGGCACCAGTTACAATTGGTCACACCACATCGGAAACTACGGTTGCTGATAATTTAAGTGTTACTGGAAATGCTGCTGTAACAGGTACGGTCACGGTTGGAAGCGATGGAAGCGGAACAGATGTAATCTTTTATTCAGGAACTTCTGGAGACAACCTGACTTGGGATGCTTCGGAAGAAGTTTTAAATATTACAGGTACCAATGGTCAAACATCTTTAGATGTTCTAGACGGCGATGCGAGGATTGTAGATAAGTTATACTTCTATGATAGAGGTGGTGAATATATGTCAAGCGACGGGTCTACATTGACTGTTGCTGGAGCCTTAACATTATCAGGTGCGGTCTCAATGAGCAGTACCTTAGCTGTTTCAGGCGTTATTTCACCAACAACTCATATTGATATGCCAGATAGTGCCAATATTAAACTTGGTGCTGCTGACGATATGCAATTATATCACGATGGCTCTAATTCATATCTAACTAATTCAACAGGCGCATTAAAGATTGCAACAGAATCATCTGGGATTGCAATTACATTAGGTCATGGGACTTCAGAGGTAACCGTTGCAGACAATCTTACTGTGACAGGTGACCTTACCGTGTCAGGTACAACTACGACTGTTTCTAGTAGCACTCTAACAATCGGAGACAGTTTAATCAAATTAGCCCAAGGATATACTGGGAGTGCTTATGATCAGGGAGTTGTATTTACCAGGGGAGATGGATCGAACAGTAATACTCAGAATATGGCATTCATATGGGACGAGTCTGCTGATACCTTTGCAACTATTAAATCTGCTACAGAAGCAGGAACAACTTCGGGCAATGTCACTGTAACTGATCATGTTAATTTAAGAGTCGGCGCACTGACAGCTGATGATTCATCTACCTTCACAGGTGGGTTTGTTGTTGGTTCGGATGGTAGTGGAGCTGATGCAGTATTCTACTCAGGTACAAGTGGCGACAATATGACATGGGATGCCTCAGAAGAATGTTTAATTATTACAGGCACAGATGGTGCTCAATCATTAAAAATCGCAGATGGAGACCTTGTTGTTGTAGATAAATTATACATCTATGAT